ACGAAAACAACTCGCTGTACCAAGCAGGCGCCACATCAGAACCTGAAGTGGCCACCATGCAAGTACCGCTTGGCAACGCCTCTGCAAACAGTGCCCCACCGCCTGCCGCGCCAGAGCCTGAACCAGAACCACCTGCGCCGGGTACATTCGTAGTGTTCCCTGCTAATGACATTACTAACGTTACCGATGTTACTATCGCCGGTGTTCCTCGTACACTTGCAGGATACAACCCTGAACAAGATAGAAATGGATACAATGAGTCTTGGAGATACTGGCACCAAGAAGGTCGATTCATAAGGTTGTTTGTTCGATACGAAGCAAGCGGTGACTTCCAGGTGATTTGGAATCATAATCGTTCTGGTGATAAAAACGTCGGTGCTTCCTATCTTCAAAATTACACTACTCTCTTTACCGGCAAATGGCTAGATCGAGCCGTGGTACAGGGCGAGTCATTTAGATGTGGAACTCGTGTTACAAATGTTGATGGTAATCCAGTCACATCTGCAAACAAATATACAAATGTAGGTACAGGTGCTGACTTAGCGTGTCACAACTCATTCGTTACCGTAGAGCATGATTCAAACTGGGGTGGCCATGGTGTTAATATTGACGAAGCAAGTCTCGCGCCTGGGAATGGCAGTCCTGCATATGTTGATACATTACACCTAGACCCAACGGTAGCAATTCAAGGATCGTTTACATTAGAGATGTACGTATCAGGCGATACATACCACGGTAGCAACGTTCAAGAAGTAGACTTTAATGTGAACTATACACTACCAGGCGCTGTACTATATGATGATTCTGAGACATCTCAGCTCGTCCTCATGTCAGCAACTGACGGATTTGTAAATGATTTGGATGATGCGTTGAAATACTATAGTACGGTAATTTGGAAACCACGAGACTTTTACACAGGTACAGAAGATCAAGTTTTAACCGTTGCTCCAAACTCTCAAGTAACCTTCCACATGCTTTTCAACTCTGACATTGGTACTTCTATGGATATTACCTTTGGCCCGGGCTGGCAGCAAAATGGATCGACTATTACACTTGACCGTGGAGACTTTTACACAGCAACCGTGTTAAACATCGGTGGCGGCCAAACACTTGACGTTACTGCAACCTCCGTCCTACTAGGTATCACATTTACTAAAACAATAAAACTAACATCGTAGGTATATTATGACAGACTTAATTGATCAGTGCAGCGAAGTCGCTTTAGCATTGGAGCAAATGTTCGATACTGAAATGAAAAGATACGCTAATTCAAAGCATATCCATCAATTCGAAGGATGGACCGATTATTTTTGGACCAGTAAGAAAGTTCGAAAGGCTCACCTTAAAACCATCGTACCCGCGGGCGACAACCGTAAACAGTGGTTGTTGCATATGAATATTTTTCCAGAAAAAGATATTGATGCACCGATCTTTGGTTTAGATATCGTCGCAACACCTAGTAAAATTAGTGGTTGCTTTTGCGATTACTCACCCACTACTCAAAATCAAAAAGACTTTATCGATCTCTTTGCTAACATTACGAGTACGCTCGAGTGGAAGCGAGAACGAGAACTCCCACCTTGGGCTCAAGAAATCTTTACACCAGATATGATTGCGGCTGGTTCAATACGACATGGACAAGAAACCGATCAACTCATTTTAGCGGTAGGGATACTTGCAGAGCAATACTTCCGTATGCTCGATAGGCTCGAACCAGTAGTCACCTTAGATACTACCGAAGCTCAAAACAAATATTGCCAAAACCAGAAGAAGAATCAGATGCTGCATTCATCTATACTTTCATGGGGAATAACAGAATCAGACAAGGACGACTACGTCAACGACGTTTTGTTTGAAGAAGTATAGGTTGTACAACTATAACAATCGGTAATACAACTTATTCTAAAATGTCATCTAAATTATATTGCTTTTGGGCAATCGAAATGTATATATAATACCGTGAATCGGTGACATGTGTTACCAATTTACACACATTCCCCAGTACCCGTAGAACATTATAGGAGTTTTCATCAATGAAAAACTTTATTGCAGCCGTGTGTCTAATGATTGCCCTACCAGCCTTTGCAGCTCCTAGAGACTATCAAGCAACGCCTCAAGAAGATGGTACAATTTGTGCCAAAGTACAAGTAGTAACTGTAGGTAATACTTACGCTACCCGAACCTATTGCCGAACAGAAAGTGAGTGGCAAGAAGCAGGTTACAAAGTATCACGTCGTCCACGTCAAGCAGCGGAGCAGGAGGGAAATGAACAACTTCTTCCTTAATCTTCGTCAAAATGGCAAAGTATGCTTACTCTGTGATGCACTGTATCTCGCTTCAGCATTGACCCTACCGATCGCTCTTCCATTCATTATTATATCACTGGCTATCCAATGACAGAAAAAACAAAAATGCGTGAAAAGACCGAAAACATTTTAGCTGGACTTTTAGTCCTAACAATACTACTAGGTGGTATAATGGGTATGGCGTACCAAGCGGTTTCGCCGTATTCACTCCCGCCCGGAGGATACCACCCCTTTATGATACCGATGGTTCAACATCGCATCGACTGTCCTAGAGAGAAACAAATCCTCGGCCGCCGCCGAGGTAGCCACCATGTCGACGTCGTCGATGGGCTATCATGCAGTCCAATCTTTTCTGATGTACTTGTATAAATAGTTGACAAGCTAACATTAGTATGTTATAATAGTCGGTCTAATGGAGTAAAATCTGTTAGGCCGATTTGTTATACCCGCCAAAAAAGTTCAAATAACGCAAAATAACAGTTGACAATCGGCCCAAGATGAGGTATAATATCACCCTATGAAGAAAAAAAGGAAAGATGATATGTCAGTTGTAGCGCTCACCCCGGATAAAATCCATCACGAGATTTCTAGACATATCTCGCAGGGAGTACCGTATATCGATGCTCTCGTAGACTATGCCGAAAAGAATAATGTTGAAATTGAAACCATAGCTCAGATCGTTAAGAAGTCTTCAATCTTACGAGAGAAGATACGAACTGAAGCTGTGAACTTAAAGATGGTAAGAAAAGATGAAACCGATCTCACCGACATTTGTGACTGAGCACTCATATGAAGCGTACATCAAGTATCTAGCACTTAAAAAGCATTTTACTACAGATGGTTACGACTTTTTCAAGTACAATGGAAAGGTCCGCGCTTCATTTGACACGTTCAATACTCGCAATGACGCTTACTTTTTTACGAAACTCGCCAAGCATGAGGACTATCAAAACTTAATGATAGCCAACATGCTAGTGAAACCTAATATTTGGGTCCGTGAACTCTTAGATGAGGAAGCGAACTACAAATATAATGAATGGAGGAAAAAGGTTGAGTCACTGACTTACACTTTCAAATCCGAGCTGAAACATCTTCATGAAGACTATCAGCAAAACTTTATATCACGCGATGGTCAGCATCCTTATATAATGTCGTTGTACAACCAGAAACAAATATCTCTCGAGACGTTTACCATTCTGGCTCACTCAGCGAATATTTTTTCCTACTGGAGTGAAAAAATAGTTGACAAGATCATCTCACGTGATATAATAAGGCTGTCTAGAAAGTATAAGCCCTTTCTAAACTATGATGAAAAAAAATTCAAGGAGATTATCCGTGAGCATTTTTTCTAAGATAAATATATCGTCGGGTCAAACTGACATATATTTCGCAAATACTATTAAATCGCATATAACGCTATATTAAAGGAGAAACACCCTATGGCACCTACAGACTTCGCTTCGCTTAAGAAGAATCGTACCAAGTCTCTCGACAAGCTTAACGCTCAGCTCGATAAAATCACCACTAAATCATACTCAGATCCTAACGAAGGTAAGATGTGGAAACCAACCCGCGATAAAGCAGGTAACGGTTTTGCAGTCATTCGTTTCCTACCAGCAGCCGAAGGTGAGGAAATGCCTTTTGTTCGAATCTGGGATCACGGTTTCCAAGGCCCAACTGGTCTTTGGTATATCGAAAACTCTCTAACAACTATCGGGGCTGATGATCCCGTATCTGAGTTCAACTCAAAGCTTTGGAACACAGGTGTTGATGCTGATAAGGAACAAGCACGTCGTCAAAAGCGTCGCTTAAAGTATTACAGCAACATCTACGTTGTTAAAGATTCTGCTAACCCAGAAAACGAAGGTAAGGTCTTTATGTATGCCTTCGGTAAGAAGATTTTTG